AAATCTGTTGAACCAAGTCAGATTGTGGGTGCTAAACAACTATGGATTTTTAATAGTAAGACTAATGAAATGATTAAGTATGATGCAGAAGATCGAGGTGGTCTTACTGTAGTCGGTACTACATTAAAGAACTTTAACCCTAAAACATCAATGAGTAAAAAACTCGGTATGAAAACTGAGCACTTTATTGATCGTGTTTTAGACGGTGGTACGATTGTACTAAATAAGTGTATGAGTGAAATAAACTCGAAGTCCAGTATAGTAACTGGTCGAATAAATAATAATATGATAATACTAAAGGTGGATTAAATAATGACAATAGATTATTCAACATTAACGAATGATGCTTCTGCAGCTGAAATACTAGACGCAGCATCTAAACTAAAAACAAAAAAAGAAAAGATAGAACTTCTACAGAAATATGAAAGTCGTGCAGACTTCATGTACATACTTAGAGGTGCTTACGCAAACAATATAGAATGGCTTGTACCAGATGCAGAGTTACCTCCGGGAACATCATTCAATACTGCACCGTCAATAGACACAGCAGATGATAGATTGATAAGATCATACAGACAGTTCCAATACCTAGTTAAAGGTGGACCAGATATGAAACAATCTAAAAGAGAAGACATATATCTAAATATGATTAGAGCTCTCCATGTAGATGAAGCTAAGTTACTTATGTCTATCGTGGGTAAAAGATTACCGTACAAAGGAATAACTAAAGCATTAGTAGCAGAAGCATTTCCTACAGTATGGCCGAAAGAAAGTAAAGCAGAGTCATAAATACTTAAATGAGTAATAAATTAGGATTAACATTAGAGGAACGAACTGTTTTTTATACTACATCAGCTAGTGAAAGACTAGTGGGTGAGATAAGACAGTATGATCCGATACTTGGATTATTAAATCTTCATGANCCTATGAAGAATACTCAAATAGAATTTTTATGGGATTCAAACACTTCCAAATGGAAAGGTATTGGAGTCCAATCTGGATATGAAGCTCTAGTGACACTAGATGCTCCCATCACTAAACAAACTGATAGTGATGTACCAGATAAAGCAACAAGTGTGTCAAGATTTCCAACATAGACTATGAATGTGGGTGAGAATTTACCCGACAAGGTATATATTATGACAGGAAGTTATAACTTCAATTAAGGAGGTGATCAATATTGTTATTATGAAGATAAGAGATATAAAATCATTAATTAATAGGGAGGCGAAGACACATAAAATATTAGAGACTTGACAAAAATCAAGTTTCGTAGTAGAATTAATATAAGTTGAGTAGTTTACTCTACTCAACTTTTTTAATAACCATATATTATAACAGGAGAAAATTATGGAAACTAAAATCTTAACAATTCAAGACCTTGCAGGTGTTGTTTCAATTATAGATGTATGCTCGGCAAGAGGTGCGTTTAAAGGTGAAGAACTAGCTGGTGTTGGAAGACTTAGAGAATCCTTTCTTGCTGAAGTGAAGGAACAACAACCGGAAGAAGCTACTGCACCAGCAGCAGTTGAAGCTCCAGTTGCCGAAACAGCAACAGAAGAAGAATCCTCTGATTCGTAATCGATTATAGAACAGAGGGATTGACTTCCCTCTATTCTTTTTTCTAATAATAATATAATAACAAAACGAAATACAATGCCAACAAAATTTAAACCATCAGCAACTGTCAGAGACAGAAAAACAAGTAAGACTAAAACAGAACATTACTATATCAAAACAATGTCTAAAGATGTCTTATTCGAAGAATTAAACAAATCTAATACTAAACCTAAAGTAAAATCTAAAATTCGAAATGAATTAAATAGACGAGGTATTAAAATCAATTACATCACAGCTGGTATATAATGGTTTGGGTACCTCTTAAGAACGGATCAGGTCAAGTAGTCAAAGACATAAAACTTAAAAGTCCTGATAATAAAACTTACACAGTAGTAAGTAATAGTAGAAAGGGTATCAATAGATATGAGATTACTTTAAAGAGTAGTGACGGGTCTACTAAAAAAGTAATGAACCATCAGATAATGAAAAAGAAATCAGACCCTAATCATGAACCTTGGGAAGTGGTTGGAGGATTTCATAGTCCAGAAAAGTTAGCTAAGATAAACAAGTCAGATAAAGTTGACCCTGATGCTAATAAAGAAAGATCAAAAAGAAAATCTTTTTGGAAACAAGATAATAAACCTGGTACACACAGCAGTGATCAGAAAAAAAGATTAGTAAAGAAAGAAGAATTTAAAAAGTTTGCAGAGTATTTAAAAGATGAGTGAGTATAACGATTTCGGATTTACAGCAGTAGATCAAGAAGAACTAAAAACAAAAACTGGTGAAGATGCCACGATAGGTAAAGAAGTTGCTGAACAACTTAAAGCTGTGGCTAAGTCTTCTGCAGGACAAGCTAACTCAACTCAGATAGATGAACTAGATACAAAGATAGACTTGTTAACTAAGTTAGTATCTAATTCATTAAACGAATTAGAAGAACATAAAGATAACTTATCATCAATCGATACTAACAAAGAATTAGATTATAAAGACCGATTAATTGAATGTGAAAAACTTATTCTACCATTATTACAAAATTTAATGAAGAATGAGGATAAAGAATACATCTATTGGCCAAATCGTAAAGCCATTATACAATCACAAATTGACAGATTAAAAAAAATAACAAATTAAAACTTGTAACCACTAGTACACTTTTGTTATACTACATACACTATGAAAACATTAACTATATTAGAATACCTATCTCTACTCTTAATTTTGAGTGGNGCGATATATACNGCTTATAGATCAGGTGAAAAAACCGGGTCTATGTATATGTTAGAGTATCTACGAAAGAATAAGTATAAAAACACACAGGGACGGTATGTACCTTTCTTAAGTGATACGGGTTTTAATCGTTTTATTTCTCACATGAAAAAGGAGAAGGAGATTAAAGACAATGGCTGATTTTAATATTAAAGGTAATGTTGGTGACGCTTTCATTAGAATAACAAAGGACAAAGATGTTCATCTAATATTTGGTGAAGATAATGAATCATTATATCGAGAAGTAAGTTGGGAAGGACATGAAGTTTACAAATGTGCTGTTCAATTTAGTTTGATGATAGATAGTTATTTAAGAAATGCTAAAGCATTAGATGATCTTATAGTTACTTCTGTAACAGGAAGTATTCCAGCTGAACTGATAGGTAAAGATTTATTACCTATCTTATTAGCTGGTGCTGGGTTGGAGGAGTTTGAAGAAGTCGAAGACGAATTTGAAATTTCTACTGAACCAAAAGAAACATACAAAGACAATATAATTCAATTTAAACCAAAGGATAAAAATAATGAAGACAAGTGAAGCTTTAAATAGCACAGAACATACAAAGAAATTGTATAGAGGAAAACCAAGAGGGTATTATGATCCGTCACCAGTAGAAGTATTTTTTACTCGGGTAGGACAATCAATATACAAATTTACAGATGATAATCAACATAAGACATTAATGACAGATGATGATTGGATTGCTCATTGTAATGCAGCGAACAAGTGTGTACGGTTTGGTACATTGTATGGACCAAAGAGTCTAAGTGATTTTAAATCAGAAGAAATAACTATTATTCAAGAATTCGCAGGAAAGAAAACGAAATGGATTTAACAACAGAGATTAAAATACTAAAAGATAATATAGCTGATCTTCAAAGACAGTTGGGTTCTGCTCATATAAGAATTGGTGAACTCATATCAGATAAAGAAACTAGTAACGAAGAAGTTATTAAAGAAAAACAATTTATCCAAGAGATCACAGGTCAACTTAATAAAATTAATGCAGAAGCAGAACAAAAGATTCAAGCTGAGATGGACAAGATACCTGATGTTATTGATTCTAAATCATTTCTAAAAGAATAGAATGCCAACTTACGATTTTATTAATATTGAAACTGATGAAGTATCATTAGATGTCTTCATGTCTATTACTGATAAAGAACAATACATGAAAGACAATCCACACATGAGACAACACTATACGAAAGTACCTGGTATTGTTAGAGGTAGTGGTATGGCAACGAATGTTGATAATCATGGATTCAAAGAAGTTCTTCAAAAGGTTGGAGAAGGTCATGCGGGGAGTGCAGTTGCTAATGAACACACTAGACGATCAGGAAAAGAAATAGCAACTAGAGCAGTCGTTGAGAAACATGCTAAAATACAATCAGATAAAATTACAGGAAAAAAATAAATTATGTTTAATCATCTAAAAGGTTATGAGTCCGTTACTTTACCTACTGAAACAATAAACGGAAAAAGATATTATGTTACACCTGATGGGAATAAGTATCCTTCAGTTACAACAGTAACAGGTATGCATAGTGCGAAATGGGTTGCTAAGTGGAGAAAGAATGTTGGAGCAGAAGTTGCTGATAAGATTTCTAGACAAGCTGCTAATCGTGGTACAAGATATCACAATTTACAAGAAGACTATATTAATAACATGGACATCACAGATAAGTTAGCTGAGGCAACTCCTCTAGACTTATTAATGTTTAATCAAACTAGAGAACTTACTGATAAGATTGGAGACATCTATATGTTAGAGGGTTCGTTATATAGTGATGATCTTGCTATAGCGGGGAGAGTTGACTGTATTGCTGAGTTTGCTGGTAAAGTTTCTGTTATTGATTTTAAGACTAGTACAAAAGCTAAGTCACCTAGTCAGATAAAGAATTACTTTATGCAAGAGACAGCATACGCTATGATGTTTCAAGAAAGATATCAAGTACCTATAGAAAGAATTGTGACGCTAGTTTCTGTAGAAGAAACAGGAACAGCACAGTTGTTCGTTGAAAATCCCAATAACTGGATAGACCAGTTATTGAGTCTTCGTAGTCAGTATAAAACTGAATTTGGTTTATAGGAGTAGTGCCTAAGTTTTATTATGAATCCACTTACTTACATAGTTAACATTATAATGATCATCGGTGAAAATAAACCGAGTGTCATAAATGTAACTTCTATGAAAGAGGCTGTGGAAGCCTTTACTTCTTCGCCGTGTCTACTCCATGATTGTTTTACATTCATTGGAGTATCCTTTGTTATAAATAGTTATATAAAAGTAAACTTTTTAGATTTACACTTATATTTATAACACTTATAACCTTACATAACTAATAGTTATAAGAAAAATCATTAATATATTAAAATAAATATGGCATATTCAAAACAAGTAGTAGAAAGATTCGAATCAGTATTAGCTAATCCTGAAAAACATTCAGTTGGTAGATTTGATCCTAAAGATCCAACCGTCATTACAGGAATGGTAGGAGCTCCTGCATGTGGTGATGTCATGAAACTCGATATGAAAATGAATGGTGATGTTATAGAAGATGTTAAATTCAAAACATATGGTTGTGGTTCTGCAATAGCATCATCAACTTTATTTGTAGAAATGTTAAGAGGTAAGACAATAGACGAAGCTAAACAAATAACTGATAAACAGATAGCTGAAATTTTAGACTTACCACCCATTAAACTACATTGTAGTGTATTAGCAGAAGATGCTATTAGACAAGCACTAGAGAGTTGGAAACCTGACACAATGGTTGGACACAATAACCCTCCTGAATAAAAACTTGACAGGACAGAAAACAGTAGTATAATAGATATATGATCTTAACTAAAAAGAAGTTTACAAATTCCGTAGAAGAATTAGTAATATCAAAACACCTCTCTTACATTGATGCAATAATACATTTTTGTCAAGAGAATCATTTAGAACCTGATTCAGTTAAAGGATTAGTAACACCTCCGTTGAAAGAGAAAATAAAAGCCGAAGCAGTTAATCTTCGATTTTTAAAAGAAGAATCAAACGCAAAGTTACCAATATAATAAAATACAATAAAATACAATAATAAAATAAAATATGATACCACAACAACAAAAACCATACCATCAAAGAAAAAACTTCAACAAGAAGTTCAACAAACACAAACGACATGACGGACCACCTCCTTTTGATGTTCTATTAAGACAGTTCAAAAAGAAATGTGAGAAAGCTGGAATCGTTGCCGAAGTTCGTAAAAGAGAATACTTTGAAAAACCTGCTCAGAAAAGACAGAGAAAAAAGAAAGAAGCTGTTCGTAGAGAACAAATCAATCAACAAAACAATAATACACTAGGTAGACTAAGATACTATTAATGACAAGTCGGGAAGGTTTTGATGCCTACTGTTTGTACTTAGCTATTAATAATCATTTTAATACAGAGTCTTATGACTTCTTCAAGTATAACGGAAAGGTACCTGTAAAATTACAAGCGTTTCTAAAACGAGGCGACAAATATCATTTTGCTAAATTAGCAAGAGAACATAGAGATGAACTTAAAGATTTTCTAGTAGCGAATCTATCTAAACAAAAATACTATGTAAAGAATTTATTAGATAATGAATGTCTAGATAATTATAAAGAGTTTAAGAAAAAGAAACAAAAAATGTCATACAGTATTATACAAGATATGAAGTACTTACAAGATAAGTACCAACAAGTTGATACTCCGTTAGAGTGTAATAATGGCCAACATCCACCAATTCTAAAAGAGTACTTAGGTAAAAATATTAGTGCTGAAACATTTATAGCTTTTGAAATGATGTTTGGGATCTTTGCTGACTTTGATGAACTAATACAAGAACAGTTTATATGGCCAAAAGAAAGACACAAGTTGAGTAAGTTAAAACCATTTATTGAAATAGATAGAATAAAATTAAGAACAGGAATGAAGGAAGTATGGGTACAGCGTACATCATAGGTAACGGTCCTTCTAGAAAAGGATTAGATTTAGATAGTCTAGATGGTACAACATTTGGTTGTAATGCTATATTCAGAGACTATGCACCTGACTATCTTATCTCTGGTGATTCAACAATCATTAAAGAGATATGTAAGTCAGAATATCCTATGAATAATAAATGTATCTTTCCAGACTTTGATCCAGTCCCGAAAGAATATAAAGAGATGATTCTTATGGGTTTTGACTCATCATTTAAAATTAAAGAATCAGATATAGACAGACATAATAATGTTTGGATATTTGGACTTCAAGATGATATATCAGATATCATGGAAGTTCATGTCATTGGAGTAAATCCTGAATGGCAAATACAGAATATGAAAGGTACAGAAGAAGACTCTAGATTTAGTGTCAACTTCTTTGCTGGAAGTCAAGCTATGGCTCAGGCTTCTATAATGGGTTTTGATGAGGTGTGTCTTGTGGGTTTCGATTCAATTTGGAACTACCAAGAAGACACTTATCAAAATATCTATGCTGGTACTAATGCCTATCAAAGAGAGAAAGAAACTTCTCGCTTGAGGGTTGGTACAAGTGATCCTAACTCCTTATTAGGAACACAAGAAGCACAGATAAAGAAGGTGATTGACAGTTTTAAAGATGTCAGTTATACTATATATTATGACGGAAATAAAAAACCGTTAGAATACAATAGTTTTATATAATGAAATAAGTGGATAAAATAAAATACAATTAAATACAAGGAGATAAAATGTCATTTAATGAACTAAAGAGAAGTCGCGGTGGCTTCGATAAACTACAAACCGCATTAGAATCAGAATCCTCTGGTTCAGAAAAGAAAGGCTACGGCGACGATAGGTTCTGGAAA